GTTTGAAACCATATTGGCAGTGAGCCAAAATGATGAAAGAAAAGCTCCACCTTCTGCATCATTACCGGATCATCACTGAAAACCCCCCAGGCAAGCACGATGATCGGCGCCGAAATAACTAAAAGTACGAATTCGTCCTTAAAATCATTTTGTCGGGCTTCTAACAATTTGCCCTGGTAAGATTCCTCACCACGGGCTTGTCTTTCCGCATGCATCAATTGTGCATCGGACATAGCCATTTTAGTTCGTTGTTTATTTGCGTAGACTTTAGCTCCTGCTTGCAGAGCCATCTTCGCTAATCCAAACCAAGCCATGTTAGAACCAGGTTGCTGTTTGTTTTTTTCTAGTTTTTGTACCTTTTACAGTAACCTTCTCACCTTGAGCAAGATAAGATCCTTTTGCTCTGTAACTTGTTTGACTTCGTGGGTCAAGATGCAAGTTCTGAGAAGGGATCGGTACGCTCTTAGTTTTTCCTAATGGTGCTTTTTTTATTGCCATAATTCCTCCTGTTATAGACTACCTTCGTGGACCTTTCAAGGTCTTAACATCAGCTCGTTTCATTCGATCTGAAGTCAGTTTAGTTTCAGCAGACATTACCGATTTGGCAATAGCTGTATCAGCTCTGAGTTGAGCTAAATCTTCATTTTGTTCTAATTTATCTTCTGTGAGATCTCTATTTTGAACTAATTTAGCTTTATCCAAATTAATTCTTGCTTTTGTCTCTTCTTCTTTTCTTTGATTCTCCATAGCCTTCAAATCGACCTCTCTTGCTTTTAATTTAAGCAATGGATCATGGTCAAATTGAGAAGTAATCGCTTTTTCTTCCTTCATAAACTCTTCGGTCATTTCTGCAATCAAAATTGCCTTTCGTGCTTCAATTTTTTGGGAAATTTGTTGAAATTGTTGCTGAACTTGTGGGTTTGTTACCGCTTGTTGCTGCATTTGTGGCAATATTTGCAATTCTTGTCTAAATTCAAGTTGAATTTGCTCTTGAGCCATCAAAGAAATGTGCTCTAAACAGTTTTTTTGTAAAGCCGCCATAACCGGAGGGTTATTTCGGACCATATTCGTTGCCATAAAATTCAAATGCGACGTAATATGAGCTCGGTGATCTTGTCCGGGAAAAGCTTGAAATGGTTTTTGACCTAAAGCATCGATATTTTCCAACGCCGGGTCTTTTGGTTGAGGCGGTGGCGGAGGAGGTAAAACTTGATCGATGTTTTTAACTCCAATGGCTTCGTACATTTTACGATAGGCCATATATAAATTATGCATTTGAGGATTTGACATGGCTAATTGAAGTTCGGTTTGTGCTAACGTCACTCTTTGTGTCATGGAAAAAATATTTGGATCAGCCACAGGCAAAATATCAATTCGTTCATCAAAATCGGTTAATTTTACCACACGCGAAGCTCCCACAACATCATAAGGATATTCTGGTGGTAAATACGTTGCGAAAATTTTAGCTAATAATTTAAATTCTTGTTTAAGCGCTGCATAAAGTCTTTTATGAATCGCCGACATCACTCGTGATCCTCTTTCAAGAAGTGCAACCGTCGTTCCAACCGCTGCGCTTTGATTACCATCACCCACTTGCATATCAGCAATGGATGCAAATCTTTGTCCAGCTTGAACGACAATACCCATCAATTGTAAAAGTGTCTGTGAAGGTTCTTTATAAGGTAAAAAAACGAAAGCATCTTTAAGATTTCCACCTGGAGTATCCACATCTTTGAATTCTCCTGGCTGAACAGCCACGGCATCATCTTTAACTCTGACCCCACGTTGTTTAAAACCAGCCGGTAGATTCGATAGCGTACCCGCATCTAATAATTGGCGGAGAGCAGCTGTTGCAGTTCTGCTCAAACCGCCAATCATGTGTATGAGTCCAAAGCCGTAAAATCCGAGTCCTGGCAGAAATTTGAAGTGGACAAAATATTGGATTTTATTCTTCAATGGATCATTGGGCGCAAAGTTCCTTCTGATTGAAAGAACTTGTTGACTACCTTCTTCGACTGTTACGACGTAAGGTAATTTTATTCCTGTTGGTTCTCCATCTTGACCAACGTCTTCGAATCCGTCTAAATCTAAATTCACATGGCATTCTAAAAGCGTATAGAGCGCTTCAACACGCGCTGATCGTGTCATGCCTTCGAGTTCTCGTTCTTTATCTTTTAAACGATTGTCCCCTGTCTCAGCAGGTTTCACTAATTCAATATCTCGATAAAAGCCGGCGACCTGCTGTTTACGCAGATCGTTCTCCGACATTTTAACGATATGAACCACTGCTTCCGCATCGTCTAATGAGGTAGCCGTATACGGAACAACAAGGTCATCGGCTTGAACAAACTTTGAAACAGCTCGTCCAAGTAATTCGTCATAATAAACTTTTTTAAAAGTAGATCCTGCTAACGGTAAATAAAATAGCATAGAGTCAAATTCTGGCTCATACTCTTTCATTTGATCGAGCAGTTGAAAATTCATAAATTCTTTAACCCGTTCAGATTGTTGTTGCTTCTGTGGGTTAGATGCACCAATCACTTGCGTTCTTACCGGTCCATCAGCGGGAAGAAGTTCTTTGTAAGCTAAGGCTTGAAATTGGGTTACCGCTTCCGCTAAAACTGGATGCGTAGCGCCTGAAGCGCCTTGAAAAGGTTGAGTTCGGTTATGATACTTAAATCCTAATAAATCGAGTCCTGTCGTATAGGCTTGTTCCCATTCTCGTCTTGAATATTTGTAATCTTTATAATCACCGTTTAATTTTAAACCAATCGGCGATAAAACGTCATCAGGAAGTAAATCGGCTAAATTATCGAAATGCTCTTCAGTTCCAGGAATCTGAGGTCTTGCGTTCGCATCAAAATCAATTGTTGCGCCGCCATCGTCTTCGGGTGTGACTTCTATTGGACCTTTTTCTTCAATCTCACTAACATCAATTTCCTCAAGCACTTCCGGTGAAGGACGCTTCGGATCAAACACATTCGGGAGAGATTTATCAATTCTATCGTCTGCCATTTAACTTCTCCGGTTTCTTTGTATCTTGTTTAACTTCTTTGCGCAAGTCTTGTGGATTAGGACCTTTTAAAGGAGGAATCTGACTCCATTTAACATGCTTCATATTTTTGACTAGGGTTGGGTTTTTCATTTTTTCTTTAAACTCGCAATACCTCCATTGAAATAAGACGCTCTTCCCCCATCACCTAATGCATATCCAAAATGTTCTCTTATATCTTCCATAGGAGAAACAGGTGCTCGCTCTACACCATAGAAATCTTTTCCTCCTTCTTCCATTCTTTTAATTTGTTCCTTATATCCATACACAGGGTGTTCCATCATTAACTCTTGAGGTTGAAATTTTTTTAAAGAATCTGTTTCTTCTCCCCCAATAGATTCAAAGAATTCTCTCATGCTGGATCCAAAGATAGGTCCCCACACTAAGCCTTCATCTCCTTTAGCTCCAATCATTTCTCTATATCCTCGATCAATACCAGGAATGCCAGCCGTCTTGTTCCATTCTTCAGCGGTTAAACTTTCCATCATATTTTCTAAAGTAACCATACCAATCGTAGCACTACGATTATCCCCTGTGTAATACTCGTTATAAAGCTTTTCTAAATTTTGTTCGCTCTCTGCGATTCCTTTAATAATTCTTTCCCTATCACCATATTTATATCCCTCTTGACCTGCATAACCTAATTTAGAAGGACTTAATTCTCCTCCAATGTTTTCATAATGATCCAAGTAAGCTAATTGAGTATCTAAGCCTATTAATCTCTTTTCTTCTTTTTTATATTTAAGATAATCCATCATCGCTTTAATTTCATTATCAGGAACCCCTCTTTTAACAGCATGCATCAGTACGGCTTTTTCATCCGTATCAAAATCAACAAGACCAAATGTAGCCATCTCAACTCCTTTCCCTGCTCCTTTCCAAAAGGATTGACCTTTGCTCCAATTGTTCAACATGTCAGCGAAAGCAAAATAACCTTCGCCCTTGATCCAAGGTAATGCTTTTTTCATTCCTGGCATTTTCATAATCTCATCGATAGGAAGTCCTGAGTTTAATCTCATTCCCGCCTGTGTGGCTAACTTAGGATGCTCTTTAATAAATTTTCTAAACTTGTTAAATTCTTTTGGTCCCCATGTACCGACCTGTTTTTCAACATTACTAACAATTCGTTTCATACCCGCTCGAGCACTTTCTGGAGCTGCTCCATAAGCTTTTCCATCAACAACTACTCTGATGTTATTTTTCTTTAAAGATTCAATGTTTTTAAAATTACCTGCTTTAATTTCTTCGGAAATTGTATGCGCCATAAGATTCAAGTCTCTAGTTAAAAGCTGATATCCACCTGTTGCACGACCTGTCACCCCTTTCGTATGATGCAGTTCAATGGCACGTCTCGTTGTGCCCACTCCTTTTTCTTTAATCAAGTACCTTACTAAATCATTTAATTTCAATCGGCTAGTATCAAAGCCTTCTGGAAACATACTTAAAAGAGCTTTACTTGGTGCTGCCTTTGCTTCATTAGCAATACTGATAAATTTCTTAGTCTTTGCAAAATCTGTATGTTTATTAATTAACCAATCAGTACCTTTTCCATATTGCTTCCTTAAATTTTCATTGGCAAAATATTTCTTTCCTTTTCCATATTTAGTATTATCTATAAACCCAACAATCTTTTTATTTTTACCCCATTTTTTATCGTAAATCGGTTCGTATCTCGTATCCCCATACATATACGCACGATCCATTTGCTGTAACATCCAACCGTCTGCATGTTCTAGTCTAAACGCATATTTAAAAGGTTTAGGATCATTAATAAATGCGTCTATCTGTTTTCTAATTTTTTCATTTTTTAAACCTTTTCCAGTATCTTTTAATCCAAACTTAAAATTGTCAAAGTCCCATTCCTCTGCAGGAATATGAGAAAACTTTTTCATAATCTCATTTCGTACAGGAACGGGAAGTTTTTTGACTAATGACACCTTATAATCTCGTCTTATAAAATCTGAAACATTGTTATACTTTTTCGTCTCAGTAGTATAATCGAATCCAAGTTTGCCTTTACTAAAATCAGCGTCAGGAAATGCTTTTAAAATTTTCTTCTGATTAATTTTAGATAGCTGCTTTGTTTTCTTGTTTTTTCTAAATTCCTTGGTTTTTAAATCATAAACTAATCCCTTTTCTATGGCTTCTTTTCTTTTTTTATATACGGTAGTATCTTCATACTTTCCACTATACCCCGGTCTCCCTGGTCCAGGTTGCACGAGTTGTCCACCTTCGGCCCTTCCACTACGCGTTGTGGCATAACTGACTTTCTGTAAAGGATGACCTCCTCTTACTCTTCGACTTGGAAATTGAGAAACGGCTAAAGGACTATGGCCAGCTTGTCCGCCTTCAGCTATGCGTTGTCGACCCATCCATTCTTCTTTTCCAATTCTAATTTCATCATCTAGACTACGGCCATTCGGATCACGGCCTCCGCCGTACATCCATTCCATCGCCCATCGATGTCTATTATATTCTGACATTATTCTCCTAACATGTGCGCAAGACCGCCTGAAGCTTTTTTCCCACGTTTCTGACGGTCCAAATGTCTACTGATTAAAACACCAGTTCCAACCGCCGTACTGTGCGACAATCCTTTTCCAGGATTCTTCTTGTAATATTTTCCTAACTTATATCCTTTATCCATAATGTAGGCCTCGGGTTTCTTAATTTTCTTCAGTTTCTTAGTTATTTTTTTAAGTCCTTTAAGGATACCGCCCCCTCCTAACGGAACACGGCCGCCTGAAGCTTTTTTAATAATGAGTGTTTCTTTTTCATCAGCAATCTTCTTCAGATCCAAATGATCGACTTCCTCCATAAATTCTTCTATATCTTTTAGTTTTCCTTCCGCATCCGGACGAACCGTTGCTTCAAAATATTCATCATCGGTTTTAATGCCTTTACCCGCATCATCTCCTTTGCCTCCTACTTTTTCAATAATCTCTCCTTCTTTAATATCAAATCCGACTTCTCTGTGAATCGCGTCATCACTGAACGTTTCACCCGCTTCATCGGTCCATGAGCCTGGTCCGGTATGAGTTTTTCTTACTTCGGTCAATCCATCCGGGTGAACGGTTACGTCGACACCCTTATAAC